CGTTTTAGGTATGTTCATTAATTGCCGGTTTGATATAATGGTTATATCATCAAGAGGGAAACGAAGCATGACCAATGAAGAACTGATAGCTGAGGCTGCGGACATAATTAACAATAAGGATCCTGAAGCATGAGTGAGCCAATAATCTGCACCGACTGCGGAAACATCCTGCCGAACTTCTTTCACATTCCTTGCGGGGAATGCGGTTGGGCTCCCCCGCCGACACAGGCGCTTATTGACCTGATGGCGTCGCCTCGGGAAGCCCGTACTCCCGACCCTGAAATCACCCGCCTCCGTGCTGATCTGGCGGTGGCGGTGGAGGGGCTAGAAATGATCGGGCGCATGAAAATTATGCCGGACAGCAAAATCAATCTGACCACGCTTTCGTTCGCTCTACGCATTTCCCGCGACACCCTATCTAAACTGAAAGTTAATCAATGAGTAATTTTTCCGTTAGTGGCTATGGTCGAATGTGTTGTGGCCGTCATCCATGGTTTGGTCCTGCATTTTTTGGAGGCTATCATGGTTTCTCGACATATGTTAGTACTTCTGATTTACGCCAGGCTCTAGCTCAATATCGTCGTTTGCCTTTGAGAGAACGACAATTGGATGGCCCTGATCCTAAAACCGGTAGGCGGAGCTGTTTGGCCTATGGTAAAATGAAAAGACCATAAAAAGCTAGTTGACATTAATTGCATCTGATATATAATGGATATATCAACAAACACTGGAGAGACTCATCCTATGACTATTCATAAAGATTGGCAACATCGGCTTAATGGTATTAATGCAAACCGGCACCTACCTATTGTGGCTAATGAGGTGGCTGAATATGATCGACCAACCTTTGTATCTCGTCTAGGCCGAATTGCAATTGAGGCAATTGCTGTAGTATCTTTCATTGCTATGATCATGACTATTCTAGCCCTTCTGGCTCCTAGTCATTAATGCCATGAATGATCTAGAACTTTCTAGTATGATCTATTTTTTTATCGGATATTTTATTGGAACTATTGCAGTATGGCTGTATTGGATTATTAGGAAATAACTATGTTTAAGAAATATGTATTATGGAATAGACCAAGAATTGAAATATGCTTGACAGACTATTGGGATATGCATAGGATATATAGATATAACAGTGGATATCCATTCATGTCTTATGCTATTGGTCCTATTCGAATCAGAAAATATTGGAGATAGTTATATTATGATCTATTATTCTACAACAAATAGCTATGTCAATTATAGCATTAATAGTGTGTCTCTAGAGAATTCTAAGAACTCATATTTTGCTATTCACTATAATCATTAATCAAAGAAAGATTTAATATGCAAAACAAGCATTATAGATGCTCTGCAGATTGCGATAATGAGATGTGTCATCTAGAAGGATGCGTTGCCATGTCTTTTGTCAGCACTATGCAAAAGACCATTCAAAACCAAAAGCCTATGATAATTGAAGTCAATGAAGAACAACTAGATCAATTGATTCTTCAAAGGCTAGATTCAACTTGTGTTATGCTAGAAAAAGATATTCGAGATCTGCTAGCAGTCGGCAATTTAAAGCCATATCAACGAGAAGATCTTCGAGACAATATTCGATATCTAGAAGCCTTTAAGACTGTTATGTCTTATTACTCTGCAGATGAAATTGAAGATTACGACTGGACTGCCTAATACTAAGACTTAAAGGCTAGGTACTAAAAAGAACGCCGGAGTGTGGCCATCAAAGCCTCCTCCGGCGTTTAAACGTTTACACATATCCTTAATATACTGTTCATCATGACTCTTACATAATAGTCTTTGTGTGGGGACTTCTAAAATATAATAGAAGTCCCCGATTGTTCTTATTCTATATGTCATGAAAGCTTCAATGAACTGAAGTCTTTTCGACCGGCTTTCTTAGTAATGAATCTCATATTTTCCTCTTCTTCATATCTAGTTCCGAAGTCAGAGTTATCCATTACCGGCTTCGCCGAATATTTATTCTTTGGTCCATCTAGAATATCATCTTGACTACTCTGCTCGGTATCATAAAATCTCATCTTAGATCTATTCACTCCGATAACAAATCGCTTGTTATCATTAATATCACCATATCTATTCTTTAACTGCTTGACCATAATCTGATTTAGACTCTCTAACTCTTCAGTAGAGATCAATGCAAACATCAAGTCTACTGTAGCAGGTAGACCAAAAGACTCGCTGGTATTATCTAGGCCAATGTCTGAGGAGTTGTATCCGTCACGATTAGACTGAGTAGCCGTAATGATAGGCAGATTGAACTCTACCGCCAGTCCACGAAGCTCCTCCGCGATACTCTTGATATATTGATAAGAGTTGATACTTCCACCCATCTTCATTCTTGTAGATGCACAAATGTTTAGATAATCGATATAGATCACATCCGGAGTAAAGTTCTTTTTAATTCGAAGTTCTTGAAGTAGATGCCTGAAATGAGCAGATCCAGCAGATGATGTTGGATATTCTTTGATAATTAATTTTCCTCGAGTCTTTCCGGCAATCTTATTAATCTTCTTATCAAAAGCATCTTTAGACAAAGTCCTCAGATCATCTACCGTGATATTCATTAAATTAGCATCAATACGCTCTGCAATGCGTTCTTCTGACATCTCCATTGTGATATATAGCACATTCTTTCCAATGGACAGATGATGAGCTGCATTGTGTGTCATGAACATTGTTTTACCAACACCCGTTGATGCCAAGATGCATGATAAGGTCTTTCGAGAGATGCCTCCCTTTGTAATCTTATTAAAATATTCTAGATCAAATTCTAGCTTCTCTTCTTGAAGATGATAAAAATCAAATCGAGCATCAGCATCTCCAATAAAATCATGACCAATATTAGTATCAAAAGAAACAGCTAAGGCTTCTTGCAAGATTTCAGGAATAGACCCCTTGTTTCTCTTTGGATCCTTCTTATCAATGATTTTAATAGAATCCATAATGGCATTATACACAGCACGTTCTTGACAGAATTTTTCAGTCTCATCAATAAGCCAATCTACACTAGTAGCAGAATCATATTCTAGATTAGCCAGAAAGCTTCCACATCCTGTGAATTCATCTTCAGATAGATTGTTCAAAGACTCCAACTTGGCCGCCATGGCTTCTCTGGATGGAATTCTATTATATTCTGTGATGTAATTATTGATTAGCTCGAATAACACCTTATTTGTTCTAGTTTGAAAGTATTCTGTTTTTAAAAATGGAATGACTTTCCTAGCATATTCTTCATTGTTTAGCAAGTGTGAGAAGACAATATCTTCGATCATGCTTGTTCCTTTACTGATTCAAATTTTCTTCAACTACAGGGACAGGTTTCCAATCTGTAACGTATCCCCATTCATTGCCATATCCATATTGTAATTCATGTCGAACATATTCTTTTACAAAGACCATATCACCAGAATCTGATTGTACTAAATTGTTTTGATAATAATTTACAACTCGCAATTCCATATTATTCTACATCTCCATAGATATCTGAAAGATCTTCATCGTGAATAATATTGATATCACTATTAGCTCGGTATTGTTCTTCGATATAACTTCTAAAAGACTTAGACTTAAGAATAGGCAGCCAGAATTCTTTTGTATCTGTATCTGCTACTCGATACTTCTTTTCTAGAACTTCACCAGTGTCTGGATCAATCTTTTGATACCAGCCAATACTTGGCTTAATGACATGCTTAGATTCCAAAGCAACATCTAAAAGACCAGACCATGTAGAGATACCGCCTTCAAATGAAACTTCAATTGGAATTTTAGACTTTTCACGAACATATCTTGACTTTTCAATATTAATAATGAAGTTATATCCAGTAAGTTCTTTTCCATCCTTCTCTTGTTGTCTGCCTAAGATCCAAATAGTATCTGCAGACAGATATGGTCCAGAGCCACCAGAAACAATAGCCTTTGGATATAGACCTTGTTCCATATAGATATGATTAATGGCAATGAAAGGAATGTCTTTCATGGTTAAGTGAGGAGTTACAATACGAAATAGACTTTTGATTTGCTTGGCACGACTCATATCTTGAGTACCCTTGCCTTCCAGAGCATCTTCTGCTTCTTTTTTCGAAGCTAGATTGCCTAGTGAATCTAGAATGATAATAACTTTATCATCACGTGTCAATTCATTCACTTGCTTTGTAATATCAAATTTTAATTGCTCTAAATCTGTTACTGGCGTATGCATAACTCGATCTGGATTAATTCCAAAGGTCTTAAAATAAGACTGAGGAGATCCAAATTCTGAGTCATAGAATAAAAGTGCAGATTCTGGATATTGATCTAGATATGCCTTAGCCATGATAAGACTAAAACACGTTTTAAAATGTTTCGATGGACCGGCAATAAGAGTTAAGCCAGGAACCAATCCACCATCTAGCTTTCCTGATAAGGCAACATTCAACATTGGAACTGCCGTAGGAATCATATCCTTACTTTCAAAGAATTTTGATTCAGAAAGAATAGATGTTTCTTTAATGGTAGATGTCTTCTTTAGTTTTTCTAAAATATTCATGATAACTCCTGTTATTCAAATTGTATTCATTATATACTTCAAATGATAAATGTCAATTAGCCTTTGGCTATCTTATTGAGTTTAGATCTAAATTCATCGATCTTTTCTTTTCTATTTGGCCAATGAATATATGCATTCTTATCGGCATCTTTTGATAGATTATTAAGTAATGGATCAATGGCTTTAAGTAATTGATCTATAATCTTTTGATATTTTTCTATAGTAGCATCTACTATTTCAGGTTTTACAAATTCTTCTTCAGCAATGCTTGTAAATCCAAAGTCAAAATTGTCTATTTCAGTAACTGGTTTATTAGCCAAAAAAATCCTCCAATGTAGATAGCTTTTCTGGTGACCATCCGATAACTTCTAATATACTTCCGAGAGGATCTAGAAAAGATTTAATGAATTGTGTATCATAATCGATATATTTATCCAACGCAAATTCTTTTGGAAGCACACTAGGCACAGCAATAATGTTTTCCTTGATAGGATTTGGCGTTTTCATATAACAAAACTTAACTTTTTCACCTTCTTGAATAAGAGGATATTTGTGTGTTAAGTTGTGGCTCTTTAATAGATGATTATATATTAAAGCACCACGAACATGAATAGGTGTGCCCTTTTTATAGATGTCGGTTTTATTTCCGTATTCAGAAAGACCACGACATCCCCGAGGAAAAGATATATCTTCAAAAGCCAAAGTCTTAAAATCTTGTTTAAAATTCTGAATAAACGCTTGAAGAGTCTCTTCATCAGTTTCCATGATCAATTTTAGAGCTTTTTTGATATTTTCTCGACAACTAGATGGTGTTGATGACTTTACGGCTTCAATTCCCATCATTTTTAGCTTAGGTTCTGTATATCGAATGCCTTCGTTATCATAAACATTCAAAATATAGCGCTTTTTTGCTGTCCAAATGCCTTTATTTGCAATACTTTCGCGCTTCATCTTCATAAAATTGATATAGGCATTAGTATGTTGAGCCAAATCATCAAAACACGAGTCGATATAGGGTTCAATCTTATTTTCACAGATTTTATCGACAACTCCTACTAGTTTTTCAATATTTTCTTGCTTATAAGCATCAGGAATTAGATGTGATACAAGCGGTCCAAGATTCAAATAGTTAGAATCAGTATCTACTGCAATGATATAATCAGCATTTTTAGTCTTAATAGTTTTATTCAAGTATTCATTTAAATTGCCTTCAATCCATCTGATCACAAATTGACCAGTAAGAGTAATAGCTTCAGCGAATTCAATTGAAAAGTAGCGAAAGTATTGATTGCCTAAAGCACCGTATAGACTATTAAGAAGAATTTTACGCGCCATTTGCATATTATTGTATCGAGCAATATCATTGAATAGTTGTTTAGTCTTATTCGTTTGATATTCTTTCTGAGCTTCAAGCATTTTAGTCTTAAAAAGCTTACGCTCTATCATCATTTTTTCAACAAGAGCAGGCATTACACCTTTTTTATCTTTATTCCATAGACAACTGTTTGCTGTTATGGCTACATTTTGATTTTTAAGTATATTTTGAATTTCATCATCACCAAAAGCACCATTAAGAAGCTGATCAATTGAAAAATCATATTTTATTTTACCAGAATACGTTTCTGGAGAAATATTATATTGCACAATCAAAGAGGGATACAGAGAATTAATATCAAAAGACACCACCCAATTATGTAGACCAATTAATGGATCTTTGACATAAGCACCTGCAAATTGCATACTTTTTTCAGTATTTTTCTTTGGTGGAACAACAATTTTTTGTTCTAATAGATAGTTATGAATAATAACTTCCCATGTCTTAACTGGACTAAAGACATCATCAAAAGTAATCTTAGCATCATAAGCAATAGTTAATGCCTGATCAATAAAATTTAGCTTTTTATCCAATCTATCTACTAGATTAACATCTTTAATATTATATTCGATGAATTTTTGAAAATCTTTTTTATAAAGATCAAATAGATTATCATAGTCTGAATAATCTGTTTTACCTTCACCAATCTCAATAGAACAAATATGATCTAGCTTATAAGATTCTTGATTTGTATATGTATATTTCTTATAAAGTTGTAAATAATCTAGAATGCATATGCCACGAATGTTATATGTCTGTTGTTCTTTGCCATTATTCTTTACTTTACCTTCATGAATCATACCCCAAGGAGATAGCATTTTAGCCCTCTCTTCACCTAGGATTCGCATGATTCGATTGATCAGATATGGAATATCAAAAAATTCAACATTCCATCCGGAGATAACGTCTAGATTTAATGCTCTCCATGCATCAATAAATTTTTCTAATAAAACTTTTTCATCTCGACATTTAATATATTGAATATTTGAATCATTATTAATAAATTCACCACAACCAAATGTAAAAATCTTATCAGAAACTTTTAATGAGATAGCAGTAATTGCCTTATCTGCTTTTTCAATATTTGGAAATCCTGAATCAGATTCGACTTCAATATCAATTAGCCCAACATTAATTAAATCTCGATCATAAATGATTTCACCCGACCACATATCATTAATATAAGCATATAAGAATGAATCCAGACCATGAATTTCCATGCCGGATACATCTTTATAAGATTTTAGAAATTCTTTTGCTTCATTAATATTGCTAAAAGCAATCTTATCCGCCGGCTTTCCTGCAAGAGTCATATATTCGGCAGATGGCTTTTTAGATTGAACAAATAGATATGGAGAATATTCTACTTTATACTTAACGTTTTTATTGTTTTCAATTCCACGAACAAAAATATGATTGCCAAGCTGAAATACATTTTTATAAAAATTCATAGAACCTCCATCAATACTTTATAGTATATTATATCACATCATCTATATTAGTACATAAAAAAGGGGAGAATTTCTTCTCCCCTTCAGTATTAAATTTTAAGATCTTCCGCCAAAAAATCTGGAGGACCATTTTCTTGATCATGAATTTTGATCTTTTTTGGTTTTTTATGTTCTGGAATAACATGCTCAAGATAAATTTTAAGCATTCCATTTAATAGTTTGGCATTTTTTACTTCTACATTATCAGCAAGAGTAAATTGCCGCTGAAATGTACGATCTGCGATGCCTTTATGAATATATGTTCTTTCGATTGCATCTTTAGCATGATCTTCAACTGTTTGAAGCTTACCTTTAATCTTGAGAACGCTTTCTTCCAATTCGAGTTCAATATCATTTTTAGCAAATCCTGCAACAGCCATTTCGATTAAATATTTGTTTTCATCAATTTTGCTGATATTATATGGCGGGTATCCAACTACCTGTTTTGCCATATTATCTTGCATCTGTTTTAGATGGCTAAAAGTTTGTTCAAATCCAATAAAATATGGATTAGTATTTAAATATAGTCCCATGATTTCCTCCTAATTATAGCAAGGATATTAATATTAATTGCAGAGATATTCTTTAATTGCTGAAAAACCAAGTAAAGAAAACCAAACTGCAGCGGCAGCCAATGAAATTACTTCTAATACTTGCATATAATCCTCCTAATAGCAAGGTATAGTATGCCATATCCCGAAGCAATCATGGCATACTATATATAAAAATTAATTTGAAAATGTCAATGGATTTTTTTCCATTTAGAGCCTAAAAATATCGTAGTCCAAAATCTTTTAAACCATGATATTTTTTTTCTAGTCTTTATAACAATCAAATCCGGATCTCCAACTACCCACCATTCCCATAAAAATGGATCTTCGGGTTTAGATACCCAAGCTGGATCCCATGGATCTGCCATAATATATCTCCATTATCTAGTTTTTCCTATATTATATTTTGTTACTAATTCCCAATCGTCTTTTTCTTTAAATGAAAGAACTTTGATCTGATTTAATGGAGTAATAGGTTCTTTAGTTTTTGATGGATCAACAATAGTTATTAATTCCCACTCAGCTAAAAGATTAATAATAGTATTTCTACGACCTTCATCTGTATCTGAAAAATCAGTTGGTTTACCATCTAATGCAAAAAGTTCTTTAAAATGCACAATATAATACTTCTTTTGCTTATGAAGAATATGACATGATTGATATAATGTCTTATCTTTACGAGAAGCAATACCGATACGCGTTAATGTCTCTTTAACTTTTAAAAAGTCGTCTGGTTCTTTTAGAAGAACTTCAACTAGAGCGTCTACTGTTAACTTCATTTTTTAATCCACCTTGACTAATTCTTCTTTTTATTTCTTTTATTTGCTCGGTGGATAACACAGATAATGCAATTTCAGCTTTCTTTTCAGAATATCCAAAAGCTTCTTTTATAATATCTACGTCATCTACTTTTTCTTTTTTAAACCATTTAGAATAACGTTTCTTTGGTCTAATAGTATTTATTAAGAAGTCGTATTGGAGTTTTTTGTCTAAATGATAGTTTTCGTTGACGATATTTACGTATTGTATAGTATCAATAAAAAAAGATAATCCACGATTAACCATCCATGGAAAATATTCTTTTTCTATTAATTCCGGATATTCTGCTCCTTCAAATAGATTATTATTTGTACTAATACTATTAATATAATCAAAATGCGAATATAAAGGACCACTTTTAAAGGTTTCTTCTGTAGTTTCTTCAACTACTTCAGATTGATTCATTACTTCAAAAATATCCATTATTTAAACTCGCAATCGCTCATAATTGAAACAACAAAAGCTGAAAGATTGATTTCTTGATTTGCTACAAAGGCGGCTTTATATTGAAATTCAGCCAAATGCAAAATAAGTTGAGGAATTGATTCGGTCTTAACGATATCACAAATATTATCATAGATATGTCTAAATAGTTCTGCACTATCTATATCTGAATTTTCAGCAATCCACTTGCGAGCAGCTACAAAATTCTTTTCGCGAAGAGCTTTAGCCAAAGCTAGATAATTATCACTGTGAATACCATCAAATACATCAGGATTAATATTGCCGGTAGCAGAATGCCTTTGCAATTCATTAAGAACTCGTCGCCAATCTGGAAAATGCTGATTGATAAGTTCTGCAATAGTTTGCTTTTCGTAAGTAATCTTTTCTTTATTTAGAATATTTACGAGCCGCTTCATAAATTGTAAAGCTAGCTCAGGCTTATCTTTCTTTGAAATTTTAAATTCTATTACAGAGCATCGTGAATGCAATGGTTTAATAATTCTATTTTTAAAATTACAAGTAAGAATAAATCCGCAATTTCGGCTAAATTCTTCCATAAAGTTACGAAGAGAAGGCTGCGTGCTTTGAATATTAAGATAATCAGCTTCATCTAGGATAACATATTTTCTACCACCCTTAAATGAAACACTTGATGCAAATTGCATAATTTCATTTCTTAGAGTATCAATATTTCCATTAAGTGATCCATTGATAATAATATAATCACAATCGAGTTCTTCTAGCATGGCACGAGCCACAGTAGTTTTACCTACGCCTGCACTTCCAGTTAGAAGTAAATTTGGAATATTCTTTTGATCAATAAATTGCTGAAAAGTAGTTTTTAAATTTTCAGGCAAAATGCAATCTTGAATAGTTTTTGGGCGATACTTTTCTACCCATAGATAATCTTCAATCATATTTCATCTCCATTATAAAAAAGCCATTCACGAGAAGGGATGCCACACCTTTCTCTAATGGCACTGTTGGCACAGCGTTCAAGTTTCATTTACTGAAATGTAGAAGTTGCTTCAGTAGCAATAAAATATGTAACTTTAGATGAATTAAAGCGTGAAATACCACGAGACGAAATATCTACTGTATAATCATTTGGAAGAATTTTTAGATTTTCATTCTTAAAAATTGCATTAAAATTGATATCGGTTTCACCAATAACAGAACTATAAGAATCGGCTGTAGGATTCTTACTGTCATATGCTTTTAGAGAAATTGTAGAACCATTACCAGATACAACAATTTCTGGTAGTTGAAGAACATTTGCTGCACGTTGAACTTTTTGTAGATCTTCATGCTTAAGTTCAAAACTAATATCTGCTAGAGGGAATGTAATATCCTTTGCAGGAGGAGTAACAAATGTTGATGCATCTGCATATGTATATACTAGCTTACGCTTATCAGATACAATTGTTACATCATTATTATTCAATACTAGTTCTGGCTTATCAAAAAGAGATAGAACACCTAGAAATCGTGGTAAATCAAAGATAGCAAAATCACGATTAAACGTTTCATCAATAGTTGCACTCGCCATAATAGTTTTTTGTGGAGAAATTGTACGTACTACATTTCCTTCACGAAATAAGATACTAGAATTGATACTCGAAAAATTCTTTAGTACTGCTAGAGTAGTATCACTTAGATTCATAATATAAATTCTCCACTGATTTAATCATTTAAAATGATGCGGGGAATTTCCCCGCATCTTAACTTTATACTATCATACTATTGAATTAGTGTCAAGCTTTTTTTCCAAGCTTAGTAGGATCTGCTGTAGCAGCAGCTCCAACAGCAGCTAGATCAGCAAGAGAACCACCAAATACATATGTACCTACATGTTGTAGACCAATCCATGGGCAGAGCCAAACCTTTAGACCAATCTTACGGGCCCATTGACAGAACATATAATCTTCTGATAGATAACGATTAGAATATTCAAAACCAAAAGCACTATTCTTGGTATCATCAAGGAATGCGATAACATCATTAGCTGTGGCATTTGGATTTTGCTTAAAGAACTCACGAATTTCAGGACCAATTTGTGCATGCTTATTATCAATAAGAGCATCAAATAGACACATAATTTCGCGTGAACCATCAAAAGCTGCAGTGCGAACGTGATCAGGACGATAAGTTAAGAATGGATATTCTTGTCCCATCTTAATAAGCGTTTCCTTACGAATCATCATAAATCCTGTGCCGGATTCTAGAACTTCTGCAGGTTCGGCAATTTTAATTTCATTAGCACCGTTTGCTGGATTAAAGACATAATCACCAACAAATCGTTCTAGAATATTAGGATCTTCATCAGCAAATCCTTTATCTACTGCAGTCTTTACCTTTTCCCATGAAATACACTTCTTAGGATATGGTGCACACAGAATATCATATTCACTTTCATCTGATTGAAGAGCTAGCATAGTTAGAACATCATTAGCATTAAATCCAATATCAGAGTCAATGAATAGAAGATGGGTGCAATCTGAACGCATAAATTCATCGATACAATAATTTCGTGCACGAGTAATAAGAGATTCGTTGAATAGATAATAATATTTTACTTCAATGCCATAGTGTACGGCAAGAGCAGATAGGTCATTGGTGCTACGACAAAACATGCCTGCGCACATACCACCATACATCGGTGTTGCAACAAATAGCTTACGCTTACGTAATTCTTCTACTGGGATCTTAACTTCCATATTATATTTCCTTTTTATATTCTAGATTGTGCACATGAAGTTGAATAATGGCGTAATGAATAACTTTAAGAAGATCCTGACGCCATTCTTCAGGAGTTCCCTTACGACCATATCGTTGTGTATATTTCATCATATTTCCAATACAAAATCCAGTGCCATGTCCAGAGTCAATAATAAACTCTGTGGCTTGAAATTTATTTTGGGAATAATGCTGTCCGTAAGTAGCATCGATATAGGATGCAAGTTGTTGTAAAGTTGCATCCTCGTTATATTTATATTGAATTTTATTAGTAGTCTTAATATTTTCAATATCAATATTATTATAATTTAAATTATTATGAGTATCTAAATCGATAATCAAAGGTGAATCATCATCAGGCAATAGCCATCCATCAACATCAAAACGTTTAGTCATATTATATAATTCCTATCAATTAAAGAAAGTTTCAAGAGAATTAGATGGTGTATTAGTTTCAGTAAGCATAGACGCATTATATTGGAAAGTTAATGAACTGTCAACAGTTTTTCTATTACCTAATAGATATTCGCGTACTTCTGTTGCCATATCCATTGCGGTTTGTACTGGAACATTTTGACAAATATGATTATAACTTTGTTTTGGATTTAAAAGAATATAATCTTCTGGCATACCCATAATAGAAAGAGCTTCACGATAAGTGATATATCTATCTTCATATGGATGAGTTAGCATTTTTGGATAATGACCAACAAAAGCTCCAATATAATTTTTTGGTACAATTGTACCTCTACGCATAATGTTTCCACCATCATCTAGTTTTTTAAACATTCGTTCACATTTTTCTACTTCTTTTTCATAACCATTTTTGGCCATCCATTCACCAACTTGCTTATATGTATGGTTATGTTGTTCAATAAGACTTTTTGCATCAAAATATCTAACAGAAATATCAAATGCATCTAAGATATCGAAGTGTTGTCTATGGGTGATTCCACCATGAATAACTTCTAACAAATACCTATAATATGGATCTTTTGTTGGAGTATTATTATTAATTGGTTCCATCATAGAATTGGCTTTAATACCAGTAATTACATCTTCAATACGAGTATAATCTCTACGATAGAAATTCAATATTGGAGTTTTATCACCTTTCCAAAAAAAGTAAAATGTCCGTTCTCTGACTTGTGGAACTCCATGTAATAGACTTTTAGTACGATATAAAGTCATACTATATCCATTATTTTTACCAATTTCAATAAGTTGTTTACGAATTGGCTCTCCAAGTTTACCAGCAAGAGCAGGAGCATTTTCTCCCCAAAATACTTCTGGTTTCATTTGTCCTAGAACATATTTTGCAGATTCTATTAACCATTTATTATTTGGATTGTGTTCGCCATATGCTGTTGAAAATAAAGACAATCCTGCACATGGACAAACAGAAGAAACTACATCTACATAATGAGGATGCTTATCTCCTTCATCTAAGAGATAATATGGAACTTCATTATTCCAATAATTTAAAAGATGTGATTCATTATTTTTAAATGGTGAGTAAGAAATTATATATTCTGGTCTATTCCCAAATACTCGAGTAGAAGCAATAGCTTCTCCTCCAATTAATGGAATAATAGTAGCATGTTTCATAAAAAAGCCTCAAGACTAGCATTATCAATATTCACTGAAGTATTTATATGTGATAATGGAACTGATAGCTTATTCCAATCCCAACCTTGCCAATGTGGATAATATTCTCTTGATAGATGAACAGACTTTGGTTTTTCCATATATTTAAAGTCTAATTCGCCATTAAAATTAATTAACCCATTTACCCATTGAAATAATTTTACATTATCATTTTCATTTTTTTTACATTCATCTTTAAAAATTAGACGAATTTCATTCCGTTCTTTCCATGAACCAAAAAATGGAGTTTTTTCATACCAACCAGTTTTAGGAATAGACCTAGATGGATTTTCTATTGGTAGTAATTCATAAATTCTTACTTCTGCTTTATGATTTTTAGCTATAGCATTAGCTTGATCAAAATATCTACGAACTAATTCTCTAGTAGTTTCTTCTGGATTAGGTTGTCTCATAAGATGATGTCTAACATCAATATTACCAAAATAAAATTCTATTTCATCAAATTTATGATTATTTGGTAATATAAATGTTTCTAATCCCATATTAAGTGCTCCGTGAAGAGTCTTAAATGGAATGGAAGTATTCATCCATCCTGGTCTATACATACAAATTGCATGAGAATCACCAATTGCAATTTTATTATATAATTTAATTAAATTTGGAACTACAGTTATAGCTGTAGCTTCCATTCTTTTGATATTTTCCCAATCTACAAGATTCCATCTATTATCAATAGGCTTATTTTTTGCAATAGCCAAGTCTACTTTATGCTTAAGCTGATCATAATAATTAGGAAAATCTATAATTAAAGAATATACTTTTCCTTTAAATTTAGAAAAATTTAAAAAATTATCTACATGAGGAAATTCAGTTAAACCACCAAATAAATTTAAATGTCCACTCCAATCATTTCCATGATATACATAAAGCTCATCGAATAAATTGAAATCTTCATAATATAGATCTAATGACATATTGACTGTCACATCAATACCTGCATTTTTTAATTGATCAGCATAAATTACTCCTTGTGCTGCTCTATGTGAAGAAAGATTCTTCGCAATAGGAATAAAAGGAGTAGCTAATAATGATTTCATAAGTCTTTATCCCACTTACGATATGAATCTATATTACTATAGATATCAATATTTGTCAACTCTGGTTCTTTACCAACATTCCAAAATAAAATATTTTTTCCTGAATTCTTTGGAATATATTTCCAAACTTTTCCATCATATGTTGCAATATTAGGAAATGGTGGAAGATTACGACTTTTTTCAGGTGTTGTAAATGGTAAAGGCTCGGATATTACTTCGGCTCTGCCTAATTCGCCTTCCTTTAAATTTCTAGCTACTGCTATACATGTAAATTTAGCCTTAGGCCAAGCTATTTGAAGAGCTCTAGATAATACACCGGTTGATATTGCAACATATACTTCATCAGGTGGATCAATTTTAGAAGCTGCATGAACAATTGCTGCTGTGGCCAATTCATGTTTTAAACCTAATGGAACAAAAAATGCATTATTTTCATGTGCCCATTCTTTTGCATAGATATTTAATATTGGCATAGCGGCAATACGTTTGAATATAGGAATAGCTCCTTGTTCAATACAACACGCTTGATGTAAAGATACTTTTTTACATGCAGGCATAAACAAAACTACTTTTTTATTATGATGTCTTGCTGCATCTAATATAGAAACTCCAGCTAATCCAGTACGTGGCTGAGAATATACTATTGTTTCATAATTAGTCTTAGAGACAAGTAAATCACCTGATCTAGATTTTGTTCCAACAATAAGATCATCTCTTACTACTCTAATACCTTCATGTTCAATAACTACTGGATCTGGATTATATGGAATCCAATTTTCAGCTAAAGACAAATAATATTCTTTAGCTGCTTCATAACCCATAACTCCAACATCTTTATTGTGACCATCTACTATATGTTTATTATGCGTCATGTGTTAATCTATCATATCTATTTGTTTTTAATGACCATTCTATTGGATATACCCAATCATATGGAATTTGTTTGGTTGTTGATTTTACACCATTTTTAATTGCAATATGTTTATAAAAAAAACATAATTTGTCTTCAATATTTAAATATTTTTGAGTATATATTGGATTGCTTTTATGATTTACTAAATAATTCATCATCTCTATAAATTGTTTTGCTGAATTATTTAGAGCAACATATTCTCCATTTTCATCAATTTCATATTTAACTTTACTCATTAAATTCGAGCAATCAAATACTTGTTGTAATCCATCAAAAAAACCTGTACCACCATGCAAAAATGAATTAGGATTGACCCATTCTGGATGACTCATGGCCACGTGTCTTGCTGCATTTTTACATGGATACATAGCATTACGAAATCCTTGTTCATTTACAAAATATTCATTTAAAATTTTGGCAAATTCCATCATAGAATATGGACGATTTTTAGCTCCTAATATTTTATGCATTGCATTAGCAGCTTTTGGCACACTATTAATAAGCCATTCGTCTACTTTAGTTCCTTTTGGATAATAAATTTGAAACAAATCTGATCTAGAATGCCGATTATTTTCAAATCTAGCTTTTAGACCATCAACTCCATGATATTTCCATTCACAAAAAGTTTGCCAATGTTCATTGGTAAATGAAAATAATAAACAAGAATGAAGAACTAGTTCTTTATTGGCAATATTAGAAACATCTTCAACAAATGGGCATTCATGCCAATGTAATCTATGAGAAAATTGTTGATAATTTTCTTTTAAAAGACTATCTTTTCTTTGATCATAAGCTCGACAAAATTCAAAAAACTTCTCAGTTCGTTCTTCTTGAGTCCAATCTTTCATCCAACTTCTAATTGGCTTATGCTTTTCATTTAAAGAAACTTTTGCTAGATTATTATATTGAATATTATATGGATTATCGTCCAATAAATCAGCTAATGCATTCATATAAATTTTTCACTTTTATCTTATATTCAGATACATTCATTCCTACACTATTTAAAATAGTAGCATCGGATGGATGAGACTTCATTCCATTAAATGTATTTATTAAGCCAAGATCTAACATAGCTTTTTGTCTACCAAATGGATGATCTTTAATTTTGCAAGAAGACCAAACTTTATCAAAATCTAAATGATTATAATCTGCTCCAGGTCTAACATAATTTTCTACCCATCTAATAAAATCACAGCATACATCTTCTGCATTATATGGAACAGATTGTGTATCATCATAAATTTTCATCATTACTTCATCTAAAAACTGATCTTGATTCATCTTACTAGTTGATTTAGCAAGATATGAGATACATTCACGGGCATTTGTTCCATAATAGAACATAGACTCTTTATTAACATATTGTGGATACCAATCTGCAATATCTGCAATAACAGCTGCATATTGAAATTTATATGCATTCATTCCATTATTGATATTCCATTTAAATATAAAATCTCCAATTTCTCGAAGATCTTTTTTATGATTAGACGATTGTAAATATTCTGCTAAGTCTCTAGCAAGTCTTGGTGCAAATTCACAAAGATAATAATCTCCACCTCTTTTATATCCTGCTGGAGGTTTTGGAAAACTAGGAAATTGATATCCTACTGAAGTATAAAAAGGTTCTTTATAATTCTTAATTAATTTAATCATTCCTTCAATATCTCTATAATTATAGAGATGAAACAAAATAGTATTATGATATCCTGAAGGTTTTGTTGCGTAATTAATAGCTGATCCAGTTACTCGATGCAAGATAAAAATATAAAGCCATTCAGGAAGATCAAAATCTGAGTGTTTACCGGTCCAATCTTTAGCAACCATTTCTCTTTGACGAGTAACGGCATTTTTTTTCATTTTCTCCCAATAAGGATGTTTTTCTGTCCAACCATAAAAACAATCATTAATAATTTGAGAAAATCCTGCATATTTACGTTCAACTACATCATATAGCTCTACATGATGCATAAGATCATCATCTAAATTACTATCTATGTGTTTAAGCATACCATATGGTGGATTAGAAGAAACATTGCATTTTTCTTGTTGGTCACGAGCCAAATTATAATACCTAATAAATTCATCATAATATTCGGTAGTTTCAATACTCATTCAAATAACCATTCTACTTTGGCTTCAGAAAATATTTCACTCGATTTAATCCAAGAAGATTTCCATATAGAGTCTTCAATTAGATTTGAACTTTTTGGCATAATTACACGTTTAATTCCTACTTGTATTACGCCTAAAGCACAAGATGCACATACAGGAAGACCTGTTACATATAGAGTAGAATTTTTTAGACTAATACCATTATGAGTAGCATTATAGATAGCATTCATTTCAGCATGTACTATTAGTTGATACTTTTCTTCTCTATTATCTAATCTAGTGTTGTCTTTAATTCCTCTAGGAAATCCATTCCATCCAGTAGATAAAATTTGTTTATCATCATTGACTATAACTGCACCAATTTTTCTTGAAGGATCTTTACTCCAAGTAGAAATGTGTTTAGCCAAATCTAAAAATCTTTGATTCCAATCTGTCATGGCTTTACAAGAGGAAAGTGACGAGAATATACGTGAAGGGAACCTACATTCCAGTATAATTTACCAATTTCAATTTTAAGATTATGAGCTAATTCTTCAAGAACATATTGCTGCCATGCTCTATCATTTCTATAACCAAATACAACATCATTACTTCTCATTTGTACTACAGCATTAAGCTTATTATTTCGAATAAGATATTGCACAGTATTTGTACACATAAAATCTGATCGACCATTTTTATTATAATCTTCCCACATAGAAGGACGAGTATAAATCATGATAGCTCGACGAGAATTTGGATTTAGAATAAGTTCATCTAAAACATTACGATATTGATTTCCGTTTTTGGCTGACCAGATAGCCCAACCATAATTGCTATTAATAAATCCTTCATCATCAGCAACCTGCTTCCAAATTTCAGGAATTGGATCAGGAATATCATTTACATTTAATGATTGACTTTTATACCATTCGATTTCTCGATTTACATATTTGTAATTAACTACACCAAAAATGGTTTCTTTGTCTGCTTCAAAGCTAGCATTTACTAATTCAATAGTTTGAACACCGGTTTTATCAATTACAAAATCTTCTCTATTTAAAGCATTAACAAAATATTTTTTAATATCACTTACTTTGTGACGAATCATTTTCAATCTTTCTATTAAACATGTCTCGAGTCGAGTCTTGGCCTTCCATCTTACCACGAAGATAAGAAATAGCAAAACTAGCATAATTAATTAGATCTTTATATGTATCTTCTAAAGATTCAAAATTAGGAGTATTAGTATTTGCTTCTAATAGAGATTGAGCACGAAGCAATTTTTGTGAAATCATATCATGGATTGTGTCAATTCCACGTCGATAATGCATGGCTTGTACTACATTAGAATTTGGATTATTATAATCTTGTGATTTCTTAAATTGTAATTCAATACACTCACGAAGAACCATAATAGATTCTTTTTCATTAATATTACTCATCACGCAATAAACCTTTCATGTTTAGACATAGCTTTTGAATTCTCATATAGAATATTAACACGAGAATCATTTACTGTAAACAAGTATTTTGCATATTTGATGTTATATAATCTATATGGTTCACAATTACTGTTATATTTAGTAATATATTGATAATTTTCTTTTGGATTATCAAATTTGTATACTTGTATACCATCTTCAAGTTTTTCTGGAACTTGAACAAAATATAAAGTATTAACTCCATCAATTTTTTTAAATTGTGATTTATCTATCCAAAGAGACTTAGAATTATGATTTAGTCTATTGGTTTTGACTTCATAAGATCCATTTTTATCAATTCCATCTTTTTCTGAATCAAACCAATTGTCAGTTCGTATTGTACCTTCAATATATTCTATAATAATATCTTCACCAATTTGGCCATTTGTTCTTTTAATAGACACCTTAAATCCTAAATGTTATAGATTTGTGTAAGTAATCCATAATTATCTTCATGAGATGGAGGAGTCCATCCGGCTGGTTTAATAAGATCTGGAAGACCAAGAGGATTTGGTCTAGATGCTTTAATTCCAACTTCCTTATTCATATTTGCTTTATGTACTTCATCCCAAGCTACCTGAGGATCTACATTAAAGATATCAAGAGTTCCAATAGCAACAACACAAAGATCAATAAGAGCATCTACTACATCTTCTTCATTATTAGCTTCTTTTAACTCGTTTAATTCTTCTTCTAAAAATGAAATTCTAAACTTTAGAAGTGCTTTTAGCTTTTCAGAATCCATTGAAGAAACTACATTATGCACTTTATAATGATCGTGCATATTTTTAATATCTAATGGCCAATTTGTACTCATGCTAATGTTCCTGTCTTTTTTAAGATTCGATTATGAGATTTTAGAAGCTTATAAGCTTTTTCTTTATGAAATGGATGAGCAATATCTAAATGACAAACACCATTAAGATGATCTAATTCATGTTGAAAACATCTTGCAGTAAGACCATCAAACTTTGTAGTTATTGTCTCACCATTTGGCATGGTAAATCGTACTTTAATTGCTCTAGGTCGTTTAATTTTAACGACCAGGCCTGGATAACTCAAGCATCCTTCATTAATGTATACCATTTCAGAAGAAATGTCAACTACTTTTGGATTAAAACAAGCATATACCTGTTCTCCAGTAAGAACAAAAACACGATATGGAAGTCCAACTTGATTTGCCGCTAGACCTAATCCATGATTTGATATCATAGTTTCAGTAAGATCTTTTGCTAATTGAACAGGATCACATGGTGGATTTGAAAAATCAAATGGTTCTAAATTTGTCTTAAGAATAGGATCAGTATTATCAACTAATGTAAGTACAGTCATTGCAATCTCCACTGTATAAATATGGCATCTAATAGGAGGATATAATGGCAGAATCTAATTTACCTTTAACTTTTGGACAAAGACTTGCAGATAAAGTAGCTTCTACTATGGGTTCATGGAAGTTTATTATAATTCAATCTATTATTATTGTAACATGGCTTCTTATTAATCTATTTACACCCTTCAAATTTGATGCATATCCATTTATTTTATTAAATTTATTTCTTAGCTTTCAGGCAGCATATACTGCTCCAGCTATTATGATGTCTAGTAATCGTAAAGAAGATATTGATAGAAAAAGAAGTATTGCAATTTACAATCTTGAATCAGATGATCATAAAAGACTAGAATTTATAGTAAATCACTTAGATAATCATTTTAATCTTTTAAATAAAAGAATTGATGCTTTAGAATCATCTGAATTTGGAAAATCTACAAGCCCAAAGCCAACCATCTAATTTAATAATATGGCGATGAATCCAAGCTACCAATTTACTATTCCAAAACCAATGATTATATCTATTAGTCATTATTCTACCCTCATACTAAAGTTTTTATTTTTTTTAAATTTGATGATATTAGTAAACTTATCTATCAATTGATCGCCCTTATGAGAGATAATGAATACATTGGTATCACTAGATACACTTTCTAAAATTTTAAAAAATTCTTCTGTTCCTGAAGAATCTAAAGAGCTATCAAATACTTCATCCATAATTAATAGATTTGTGCTAGCACTATTACGTAGCTTTGATACTGCTCTCCACGTAAATAATAAAGCTAAATCGATTCTCATCTTTTCACCTTCAGAGAATGAAGCATATGAAAATTCATCTCTAAATCTAGATTTAATTTTTTCATCAAAGTTTTCATCAAGTTGAAAATCAACAAAGAAATCTAAAGATGCCAAATACTTATTGATTAATTTATTCATAATTGGCACATATTGTTTAATAATTTTGGTTTTAATACCACCATCTTTTAACAACATTCCAGCCATATTCAAAAGAGCTCTTGTATTAGTCAATTCTTCTTTTTGTGATTGAATAATGATCAATTCATCTTTAGCATCATTTAATTCTGTAGAATCATTTTCAATTTTAGTCTTTTGATTGTATAAAGTAACAATTTCTTTTTCTATATTTTGAATATAGTTATTGATACTAGTAATATCTCGTTCCCAAGCAGCAATTTCTTGATTTAATAAAAATATGTCATCTTTAAGATCGCTAATTTCTACTACAGATTTATACAATTCTTTTATTTGTTCTCTAATTTTTTCTAAAACTTCTAATGTTTCTACTCTCTTTTTTTGATTTTCATTTTGTATTTCTAAATGAAAATCATGATCTATATTTTGCTTACATTTTGGGCAAGTTTTATGATCATTATAAAATTCAATTTCAGATTCAATTTTATTTAATTTATTATCAATTTGCTTTTCTAATGATAAAAGTGAATCTCTTTTCTTTATATTTGGTAAAAGAATATTAATAGATTCATTTTTACTTTGAATAATCATATTATGACTATCAATTTTTTTAATAATATCTAATTTAAGAGCTTTTTGTTCAGAAATAATCTTTTTCTTATTATCGATAAGATCATTAGTATTTTGTTGTAAAACTAAAATATGTTTTTTACTAAGATCAATTTTTTGTTCACATAATGCTATTTTAGTTGAAATTTCTATTAGAGCATCTTTATTTTCTTGAATTTTTGATTTCAAAATTACATTCATTGTAGAAAAAATTTGAATGTCCAAAAGATCTTCAATAAATTCACGACGAAGATGTGCCGGAAGTTGCATAAATGGAATAAAAGTAGATGATCCTAAAGTAATGATTTGAGAAAATGATTTATGACTTAATTTTAGAATATTCTTTTCTAAAATTTCTTGATAATCACGAATAGATGCTTCTTGATTTAAAAGATTTCCATCAACAATAATTTCAAAAACTGTAGGTTTAATACCTCTACGTACTAAATATTCTTTTGAACCAATATTAAACTCAATTTCAACTAACATATTTTTATTGTTAATAGAATTAATAAGTTGTGGCTTATTAATTTTTCTAAATGGCTTACCATACAATCCATATGAAATAGCTTCAATAAAAGTAGACTTACCTGCACCATTTTCACCAATGATTAGTGTTGATGGATGCTCATTAAGTTTAATTTCAGTAAAACTATTTCCAGTAGAAAGTAGATTTTTCCAACGTACTGTTTTGAAAAGTATCATTATACTAATTCACCCATCATTCTATTGCATTTGCCTCTTCATATAGTGTTCTCATTAAATTTTCTAATGATGGCTTATCTGTTTCTATTTCAAGATTGTCTACATATTTTTTTAAAATTGTTAAAGTATCTTCTGCTTCATCTACTAAATCATCATCAGATATTAATTGAAAATTTAAATTATCATCTACTACTTGAATATTAACTGCTCCAGCATTTTCTATAGCATCAATGAAAAGATCAAACCAATATGGATTAGTTTTTGTTTTAACTATAATTTTTACATAAGTATTTGTGTATTTTGTAAAATGGTGTTTCATTAAAGTTTTTAAATCAGTATTACTATCATCATATACTATCTTATGAAATATTGTATATGGATTTTCAATAAATGTCAATTGTCTATTTTGTAAATTTAAGATATGAAATCCTTTTGGATCATTATAATCTGACCATGTCATTTCATATGGAACACCCAAATACGTGATATTGCCTTTGGTTGATCTATGATGATAATGACCAGAAAGAACCATTTCAAATTTACCAAATAAATTTGGATCCATTCCTTCATTATGAACAGAACCTTTATGCATCTCAAATCCGTTAAGCTCTAAATGACCTAAACAAATTTGTGAATTGGTAGATTTAATAAATTCAAGACTTTCTACATCATTATCATCACAAATCCAAGGCAATAGTCCTAATTTGTATTCACCATTAGGTCCAAAAAAGTAATCACATGGACGATCAATTACTATAATATTTTTATATTCATTAAGAAGTAATTGCAATGAATTAACTTTTAATGTATTTTTATAAAAAATATCATGATTTCCAGGAAATACAATCATAATTAATTGCAATTCTTTAAGTCTATTGAAGAAGTATTCTTTACACAAATATAAAGAATTAAAATTAATATATTTTCTTCTATCAAATAGATCTCCTACTTGAATAAAATATTTAATATCATTTTCAATTAAATATGGAAAGAATACTTCTTCATAAAACTTTTTAAAGAATTCGTGAAATACAATACTGTCATTTCTTGCACCAAAATGCGTATCTCCAAGAATTGCAATTTTCAAATTAAGCCCTCTTCTTTTTAGTCTCTTCTATAGCTTGTTGCTTATCAAAGACTCCAATAAGTTCATCACAATAATTACGAATAGACATTAATGTCATTTTATAATTTTCACGAACATAAATTCTATTATTAGGATCTAATAAATTGTGTCCAATTTGTTGAACTACTACAGGAATATTTTCTTTTTGATCCTTCATATTAATCTCCTTCTACAAATATCTCTATTCCCTTTTTCTTTGGGATCTTTTTTTCATTTAATTTCTTTTCATATTCATTGACAAATGCATTCATATTATCATTTACTGACATTTCAGTGGAATCTTTTGATTCTATTGAATTTAAATCTGGAGATCCACCTACAAGAATAGCATTTTCGAATGACTTATATTTAATATAAAGTTGTTTTTTTTCTTTTTGAATACGAAGAACATAAGCATTAAAAAGAATTCTAGTAAAATACGCAAATGGATTATTTGATTTACTTGGATCAAAATTATGTAAATAATTGATGCAATTTTCAATTCCATCAGAAATCATTTCTTCTTTATATGAATAATTTACAAAGTTTCCTTTAGATGCTAATCTAGTGGCAATTTTATAAATGCACAATCCAATATATTCCGGAATTCTGGGAACAGGCATTCCATTTTCAGCTGCTTCAATTTTTTGTTTTTTATATTCTACAAGAGCTGCATAGAATGATTTGTTATCTACGTAGTGCATTTTTGCCATTTGATCCTCAATTAATACTAGTGTTTGACGTAATTTCAAACGAATAAAGCTTATCTTCTTCAGATTCGTATTCATGACCATTAGATTTATTTAATTTTTTAAGAATGTTTTTTTCATAAAAAGCTAATATATCTTCTTCCAATTCAAACCTAATCATAACATGTTTAATATTTAAAGTAAACAGTTCAGATAAAAAATTAAATGGATTCAAAGTAGTTAAATATATTTGATTTTTACCAGAATATAACTCATATGAATAATTTAGTATCATAGGATATTCTAAAATAAATTCATTTTCAGTAATAGAATCTAATCTAGAAATTAATATTTCACCACTTACCAATTTTACCATAATATGACTAGATTCTTGCATTTTTTTATCTTTATCCTTTAATATCAATAGAATATATTTTATAATCAAATCCTTCAGCCGCATATATCTTTAATCTTTCTTTAAAATGCTCAAGAGTATAATTTGTTTTAGATTTCCATGATAAATCATCTGCTATATCAAATAAAGTCATTGCTTCTTTAGTATCTGATTTTCTTAATCCTCTTCCTATAGATTGAAGAGTTTTAATTTTTGATTTACTTGGAGAACTAAATACAATATTATGAAGATTTTTAATATTCACACCAGTTGACATAGTACCAGAACTAGCTACAATAATAGCATCTTTTTCTTTTTCTACTATTTTACGAATATTTTCTCTATCTTCACCATTTACTTCTCCATGAATAAAAAATATTTTTCTATCTTTTATTTCATTTTTAATATCATTATATAATTCTTTACCGTGTTTATCTACATATTGAAATAATAAAAGAGTATTGCCTTTTAATGACAATACCAAATTTTTTATAAATTTATTTCTTCCGGCGTGTTTGACTATAAAATCTATTTCTGTTTTATAGTCATTTCCTATATTTTGTTTTTTAATTTCATCTGAATACTTTAACATAAGAATTTTTATTTTAAGTTCGGCCAAATGTTTCTTTTCAATTAGATCTACTGTAGAAGCAACTCTTTTAACTTTACCAAATAATCCTTCTAAAACTAGTTTATTTGTTTCTGTACCATCTAGAGTTCCAGTAAATCCAAATCTATATTTGCAATTAGTAAGTTTTTCCATAATAGAAGAAAGTGATTTAGCTTTAAATAAGTGGCATTCATCACCTATTACTACATCAAATTTGCTAAAATATTCTTTGGGAAGTTTATATATAGATTGCCAAGTAGAAATTAAAATTTTATTGTCAGTATTTTTATCTACTCCAGATGTGATTTTATGAATATTATCTACATCATCAAATCCATAATCAGCAAAATCTCCAGCCAATTGATGTACAAGAGAAATAGTTGGAACTATAATAAGTGTACGAGCATTATAATATCTAGTTAACAAATAAATTATTAATGATTTGCCAGAAGCAGTTGGTGATAATAATAATGCTCTATTTTTTCGAATACCATGAGTCATGGCTGCAATTTGATAATCTCTTGGAGAAAATGGAATTCCAAGAGTCTTTGCAAAATTTTCTGCTTCTATTAAAGAATATTCATTATCATTAAAATCAGATAATAATTCTATTTTATAATTTCTATTATTAGCAAATTCTATAACATTATCAAGCAATCCAGCATAAAGCAATTTTGACATAACATTATACAATCGAATTTTCCCATCCCACACTTTATTTTTAACTAGTGGATGAAATTTCGCATTTGGTACCATAAATGTAAAATAGTCCGATAACTCCATAGCTTCGGACGCATCACATTCAATTTTTATGTATGTCTCATTTACTTTAGAGATTCTTAATATATTTTCCATTATGCTCCATTTGTAAATCTTTGCCAATCAATATAGTTCTTAACAATATATCCTCTTTCGCTAATATTTTTAATAATAGACTCCAATAAAGATATCTTTTCTTTTTGATAGGCAATTTTAAGGGTAAGATCAATAATATCAGAATCTGCTTCAATATGCATTGGAATATCTGATTTTAAAATATTTCTAGGATTAGGCAACCATCCTTTATCTGCAAGAGTTTCTTTATCTAGAGTACCCATAAAATAATCATATTTAAGTAAATATATACGCTTATAATCAGCTTCTAACTTGCGTAAAGCTAGTCTTTCCTTTGAAAATATCTGATAGTATTTATGATGGAGTTTTGGAATATTAATGGCTGCTTTATCAATTGCTAATGTATCAATTGTTGAATCTTCAGCCCATAGTTCAAATATATCATCTAGCTTCATTCTGCAATATCCATATACTATATAGTATTATCAAACGTTATACTCATTATAACGCACAAAATATAATTTGTACACTACTATTTTCTATTCAACATAAGAATATACGTATTCGCGATATTTAAATTCTGCTGTAGCCGTAATATAGTTAACATCCACTTCAGTAGAATCAAATTTAAAACCAGAAAGATTTACTGGAATTACATCAAAAAATGTTACTTTTATATTAGGATTCATTGTTCCATTTAAAATAATAAGATCTGCATCTACTTGAACACCGTATCCATTTGAGTTTTCACTTAAAGCTGCATATTGATCAAAAGATTCAGGTTTACCAATTCCAATTATCCAATTATAAATTTCAAAATATCCTGCCATATTTTCATCTAATTTAAAAGTTACTGAAAAATGATCCCATGTAGTATGATCACCAGGAACTACAATTTTATTAAATGGTGTCTGTATATCATCTGTTTGATTGAGAGTTAATGCAGGAAAATCAAAACTTTGAACATAATAATCAAAATTTGGTAATTTTGTAATTTGAAATTTAAAGCCAAGCGGACTAAGAAAATTTATATCTGTTGGTTGAAAAGACATTTTTATCTCCATATCATATTTTGTATTTATAGGGTTTACATTAATTATGATAGATGGTATATTCTATTATGAACTGCCTGATAAATATTTAGCAACAAGGAGAAGTGATATGACGAGTGTTAAACAATATTCTCTACCCACTTATCGTCAAGGCCACGCAAATGTTAAACGCGTGCGTGATGAACTTATTCGGCGATATCGTTTAGGTGATCATTTGGATACAGAAGAATTAGATTGGTTGGATTGGGCAGAAATTTCTCTTGATCGACCTATTAAAACTCGGTAAAATATATATCCCGATAGTTTAATGGATAAAACCGAAGTCTTCTAAACTTCTAATGAAAGTTCGATTCTTTCTCGGGATGCCATTTTATAAATATCGTAAAAGGAATTTATGATGCAATTTTTTACAGAGTTTTTAATTGAAGAAGAAAATTCTCTCCATGCATTTGATATGGATGAGACGCTTTTTTCTCATGATCCAACTAAATTACAAATTCATGTAAATGATGCTCAAGGAAATAGAGTTCAATCTTTAACAAATCAAGAATTCAATAGTTATAAACTTCCTACAAATCATAGTTATGATTTTTCTGATTTTGAATCTTCTTCTAAATTATATCAAACGGCAAAACCTATTCGTAAAATGATAGCTAAAATGAAAGCTATACATAATAAAGGTGGTAAAACTGAAATCGTAACGGCTAGATCAGATTTTGATGATCAGCCAAAATTTAAAGAATTTATGAATAAATATGGTGTAGATATTAATAAAATTCATGTTCGCAGAGCTGGAAATCTTCAAGGTCGAGCTCCAGAAAATAAGAAACGGGTTATTTCTAATCTTATTAAACAATATGGATATAAAATAGTGCATTTATATGATGATTCAAAAGAAAATCTTTCACATTTCTTGTTATTAAAACAAGATCATCCTAATGTCAATTTTCATGCTCATCACGTAAATCATAACGAGCACACTGGAAATACAACCATAACTACAACGAGGGTATAATGAAACAGAAAAAGCTTCTAAAAGAATTATATAAAGCCTGCATTGCAAATAATGTTGAACGCATTGCTGAATTGAGAAAAATTGAATTTAAAAAAATTTTTAAAAGAAAAGCAAAAGGCAAAAAGTTTGGTCCTAAATGGACCAATGTAAGGATCTAAAATGATATATGTAAAATGTGAAGAATGCAATGAAAATTATGAAAGTTTATTTCAATCTGATGAACAAAACTTTTCAATGCTAGCTATGGAATGCGCAGCAGAATATCAAAAGTCTACAAATAGAGTATTTGGCCATTATGGATCTAAAATTATAGATCTTCAGGTTTGGAAATTTACTAAAGAAGTAGATTATCCAAATAACGCAATATTGTGTGATAAATGTTTACAAAATTTTATAAATGATAATAGTTTAGTATATGTTAAAGATTATAACTTAAATTAAAGCCATATTAGCTCAGCAGGTAGTAGCGGATGGTTGTTAACCATCAGGTCATAGGTTCGAGCCCTACTTGTCCAACCACACTTTAACTTTTATATTATGGAGATAAGATGATTTACGTTAACCTCCCATCAGTAGTTCCTTCAGTTACATTTAAGACTCGAGTGCATGATGAAAGCATTGATGGTCCAAACCCATATCGTTGGGAAGACAAGACCAGCTTTGATTACTTCGGTGGCAAGCGAGTTATTCTATTCGCACTGCCAGGAGCATTTACACCTACTTGCTCTGCTTACCAACTACCCGGTTTTGAGAGTATGCATTTTGATTTTGGCAAGTACGGCATTGACGAAATTTATTGTTTGTCAGTAAATGATGCCTTCGTTATGAATGCATGGGCTAAGTCACAAAATATTGAACGTGTAAAGATGATTCCGGATGGCTCTGGACATTTTACTGAAGGTATGAACATGCTGGTCGATAAGGATAACCTTGGCTTTGGTGTGCGGTCTTGGCGCTATGCTGCTATAATTAATAACGGCAAGATTGAGAAGTGGTTCATTGAGCCTAATCGTGGTGACAATGTTACCAGCGATCCCTATAGTGTATCATCACCCGAGAGCGTTATGGAGTGGCTAAAGCATGGAACTGATGCTGCATAGAATCAATATGGCAATGCAGGCTAATGATAGAGCTTGCTGTGACTGAGGAAAAGTTTACTAGCAAAGTGTCATAAATAAACTCAGGAAGCAGCATTAAAATTAGCCCCTTTAGTTAAATGGTATAACAACTGTTTTGTAATCAGTAGTCAGTGGTTCGATTCCATTAAGGGGCACCATTTTTTAATTAGGAAAATATAATGGATGATGAAACACTAAAACTTAAAGTTGATTATTTTAGCAATCAATTAGATAATATTATTATGAAATGTGAAAGTATTGATGAATTAACCATACTTGCTACTATCATGATGGCATATGCACGTAAAGGTTTAGGAATTACTATTGGTAATCAAGATCTTGCAGATGCTTGTATGTTTGATTATTTGGATGCTTTAGCACCAACAACACCAAAAGCTATAGTTTAATGAAAAATTTTAAAGACTTTAATGAAAATTCTGAAAAATACGAATCTATTAGCATTGAAGTTTTAGGTATTGATAACATTTGGCGGCGAGTAGAAGGTGGCATTACAAATAATGCTCAATACATTGCAAGAGCCTTAAATAATACTAAGAAGAGATATCCTAATAATCGTATAAGAGCTGTTGGACAAATTACCGGCAGATTTTATGATATGGTACCATAATAAGCGGATGTAGCTCAGTGGTAGAGCACTGTCCTTCCAAGTCAGGTGTCCTCGGTTCGAATCCGAGTATCCGCTCCAATTTTAATATGAAAGGAATATGATATGGCAGTAAAAACTCGTAGTAAATATACTTCAAAAGGAATTCATTCTTCAGTTTCTCATGGAGTACTTCAAGCAGTACGCGCTGATAGAACTTATTTAGAAAAGCTTGCATTTATTTCAACAGCATGGAAACAATTCAAGAACCCATGGATTACTATTGAAAATCCAAATAAATCGGAAACAAATCGCCGATTTATTCGAGTACGTACAAATTCAATTTGGGGCAATCCTAAGTATAAAAAAGAAGAAGCTAGTGAATGACCAATTCTGCTAATACCGAAGCACAATCTAGACATTTGGTCAATGATACTATGGAAATTTCTGTTTGGTATCCAGGCCATGAACCAAGAACTTCTTCTTCTAAATTTAGAAATACAGTTAAAAAGCTAATTAAAGAAGAAGATACTCCATGTTGGATATGTGGTTCTAAAGAAAATAGAGAAGTTCATCATTTCTATATCGAATGGGCATATGCAAATGCTATCGATTGGAATAAGGTCAAAGTAGATCATCCTTTATTTGATTGGGCTTCTTTTAAAGAATCTGAAGATTTTATTGATAGTCCATATAATATGAAAGTACTTTGTATGGTACATCATAGAGGTAAAAATCACGGAATTCATAGAGTTCCATATCCAATTTGGCAAGTACAAAAATATATTAGAGACGATTTTAAAATGTTTAGTCATGTGCATCATGATAATCCGGATGCTGGTGAAATTATTGATCTAATTTTGCTCTATGGCGATTGACATTAATTCATAATATGATATTATAATCTTCTAATATGGAGATTGAATATGGGATTGATGCCAGTATATTATTCGAATACAAACACGCGTACGCGTAAAACAAAAAAGAAATCTTCTAGTCTTATTGCTGCTGAAAAAGATCTGGAGAGGACTCTTAAAAAAATGCGCTATATGCCATCTAAAACTAAAACATCCTCTCCAGCTCTATCTAATAGCTATGGCCCATATTCTGGACCTATCGATAGATATGTGCCAAAGACATCTGATATTATTCCTGGTGGAGTAGCTAAAAAATCTGAACCAATGGTTTATTCGGGTGAAACCCAACTCATTGGAATTGCTACTATGCATAAAAGTAATATGGTACCTATTTTTGCAAATAATAAAGAAAAAGCAAAAGAAATTGCTAGTATGAGGCGCTAATATAAATACACATGAAAGATCGATTCTTTCATATGACTCGATAAAAGCTTCAATGCCAATAGATGGTTAGAAAGCGACAAGCATTATACTTGTCATTAACTAAAACCCTAGCAATTTTGCATCTCTACATCGAGAGAGATGGTCGATAAAGATCTTCAATAAGATCGGCCGTTAAGACATCGTTTGTATCAAAATTGCGTGCTAAGAGGACTATTATGTCAAATAAAATCTTATCATTATTAATGATAGTATTGCCGCTAACTGTACTTTTTATTGCATTTAATGCAAAAGCTGAAGATACTTCATCTATTAATAATGATAAACAACAAATTAAATGTATGGCTGATAGCACATATTTTGAAGCCGGAAATCAACCATTAACTAGTCAAATTGCAATTAGTAATGTAATTATAAATAGAACTAAGAATGGTGATGCTTTTGCCAAAACTCCTTGTGGAGTAGTCTATCAAAAAACACGAAAAGTTTGTCAATTTTCTTGGGTTTGTGCTAAAAAGCATTCACACATAGATGCCACAAACTATCAAAAAGCATATTATGTAGCAGAAATGGTTTATAATCATATTACAGATGATTTAACCAATGGCGCACTATTCTTTCACGATATTCATGAACATCCAAAGTGGAAGGGCATGACTAAAACTGCAAAATTAGGACAATTTATTTTTTATAAATTGAAATAAATATTTTTGGGCGGGCATCTGGTGGTGGCAAGGGTCTTATAATCCCTTTGGTCGGCAGATAACCGATTTGCTGAGAGTTCGATCCTCTCCCTGCCTACCAATCTTCAAATATGAAGGAGAAATAATGTATAAAATTTACACGAAAACAAATTGCACATATTGTACCGCAGCAAAAAATATGTTAAATGCTAAAGGTATTCCATTTGTTGAATTTAATATTGAAAATAATGAACATTATAAAGAAACACTATTGACAGAAGTACCACACGCAAAAACAGTACCTCAAATTTTTGAAAATGATCAATATATCGGTGGATATCTTGAACTAGTTGAAAGAATGAAGCATTATGACACTTCCAACATGCTATATGAATGATTTAGTTTCTAATGTATGCCATGTAAAATTTACAAAAAAAGATGGAACTATTAGAGAAATGCTTATTACTTTACAAGAAAGTATTATTCCACCTAGTATAGAATCTGAAAATCCTCGTAAATCAAATCCAGATGTAGTTTCAGTATGGTCAATTGAAGATAAAGGTTGGCGATCTTTTCGAAAAGATAGTGTAATTGAATTTTTAAAGGTTTCATAATGTCTGTTGAATTAAAAGGAATTGATAGGTGGAAAGCTATTATTGCTAAATGGATTGTTGTCAATATTGCATGTAGAATTAGTCCATTAGCAGTATTATCTCTCTGTATTGAAGTATCAAAAGATTATCAAGAACGATATATTGAAAGTATTGAAGAGAAAGAACTTGAACATGAGTAATTTAGACTTAATTGAAAGAAATGAACTTAATATGAATTCTAAGGGAGGAACTGAACTCCTACAAGAAAGACTATATGATGGCTCAGTGCCTCGTGAACTTCTAGAACAATTTCAAATTGTTTTTTCTAGAGTCAGAGAATTAGACGCTAATAAGAAAAAGATTTTTTATGCTCATGATCTTCCTGAAGATCCAGAATCTTCACGTTTAAGTGATCCTATGTTTCGAAAGAAGTTTGAAAAGTTTGTATTTGTCAGTAATTGGCAAATGGAACAATACGCAGAAAAGCGTGGTGTAGAATATAGTAGATCTATGGTTATTAAAAATTCTATTAATCCAATTGATACTTCTAATCGTACTAAGAGTGATAAAATTCGATTAATTTATCACTCGACTCCACATCGTGGTCTTAATATTCTAATTCCAATCTATCTAAAGCTTTTAGAAACTAATCCTGATATTGAATTAGATGTATATTCATCATTCAAGCTATATGGATGGGAAGATCGTGATAATCAATATGAAGATCTTTTTGAGATTTGTAGAAATCATCCAAACATTAAATATCATGGTACTGCCACTAATGAAGAAGTTCGTCAAGCACTATTAAATGCAGATATTTTTGCGTATCCTAGTATTTGGAAAGAAACTTCTTGTCTATGTCTAATTGAAGCTATGTCAGCCGGTCTGTTATGTATTCATCCTAATCTAGCCGCATTACCAGAAACTGGTATGGGTCTAACTTGGATGTATCAATGGAGTGAAGATATCAATATTCATGCAAATAGTTTTTATCAAGTTCTAAATCAAGGTATTGAAGTTATGCGAAATCAAAGGGAAGCGATTGAAGCAGATCTTCATTTACAAAAAATTCAAGTAGATAGAGTACACAGTTGGAAAAATAAATCATTCGAATGGACTGCTCTATTAAATTCACTAACAAAGTAAGGAGATAGAATGCAAAATACGGTTCCATCTAGTGATGCAAGTGTTGAATCTAATATAATTCAATTTCCCATTAATAATAAAAATTTTTTAAATTCTGCATCATTAGAAGAACTTATGGAGCAAGCTACTCAAAATAGAATCGACTTTGTGGATTTTGTTGTTGGCGATGTTATGGAAGAGCTTTTCTATAAACTTAATATGATTGGTTTCCATTTTGATGATGACATTTACACAAAAGATGCTGTTTTTGTATCAGAAGCTCTTAAGTCTCTTATGTTAAAAACTATGGGTATAGACCACGGCATGCAAATTGCTGCAGAAAAACTTATCGATTTTAAGTCAGATTCTGAAAATATTGATTGACATTTATTGCATAATGTATATAATTAGATTATGAAACAAATTGAGGTATTATTGTGATAATTGTTGATTTTTCTCAGATTATGATTTCTACGCTGATGTCTCAGATTGGTAATCATAAAAATATTAAGATTGAAGAAGATATTGTAAGGCATATGGTCCTAAATGCTATTAGGTCTCATAAAGTACGTTTTGGAAAAGATTATGGTGAAGTCATCATTGCTTGTGATGATAAACACTATTGGCGTAAAGAAATTTATCCATATTATAAAGCCAATCGTAAAAAAGATCGAGATACCTCCGAGCTTGATTGGAATGCTCTTTTTGAAATCCTGAATAAGATTCGTCAGGAAATGAAAGATCATATGCCTTATAAGGTAATTCAAGTTGAGCATGCTGAAGCAGATGATATTATTGCTACTCTAGTTAAGGAATATGCTTATCTAGAAAAAATCCTAATCCTTTCAGGAGATAAAGATTTTGCTCAACTTCAAAAATATCCAAATGTTAAGCAATATAGCCCAACTCTCAAGAAGTTTATTTCTTGTGATAATCCTGATCTATTTCTAAAAGAACATATTATTCGAGGAGATTCTGGAGACGGTATTCCAAATTTCTTATCGCCAGATAATGCCTTTGTAATGGGCATTAGACAAACTCCTATTACATCAAAAAAACTAGAAACCTGGATTCTACAAGAACCAGAAAAGTTTTGTGATGAAAATATGCTTAGAAATTATAAGCGCAATCAGCAATTGATTGATCTAGAATATATTCCTGATAATATTTCTAATCAAATTTTAGAGCAATATGCTGATCAAAAGAAAGATCGCAGTAAATTGTTTAATTATTTTGTTTCGTATAAACTCAAGAATTTGATGGAGTGCATCAATGACTTCTAATGATCAACGTCGTGCAGCCGCTCTATGGCATATGATATATCCACAAACTAATTTTTATAGCACTCATAGTGATACTCAACGCAAATGGATTAGATTCGCAAAAGAATCAAAAAAATATTTTTTAAAGGAAATTGGAGAAGAACATGCAGCTAGGTATTTCTGAAATTTTTGATAAGATTGATGCACAAGAAGATAGGGCCATTAGACAAAATATGCTGGCTGGATGCTCTCAAAATCAAGGTGTTATGTCCATTTTGAAGTTAGCATATGATCCTAATATCGTATTCAATCTTCCTGCAGGCACTCCTCCATATAAGCCTTGCCAATATGGAGATCAACAATCAATGCTATATCAAAGCCTTAGAAAGATGTATCTCTTTATTGGTGAAGGAAATCCTAATATTAATCAACTAAAACGAGAAACACTTTTTATAAATATGATTGAGGCTCTTGATCCTGCCGATGCAAAACTTATTCTATCAGTAAAAGATAAAAAGTTGCCATATACAAATATCGATGAGGATCTAGTACGAGATACTTTTCCAGAATTGCTTCCACCAAAAGTAGTAGTTGAAAAGCAAGAAATTGAGGCTTCTCAAAAGAAACTAATTGTAAAACCTACACCAAATACTTCTCAAAAGAAGCCAATTGTAAAAACTTCATTAAACACACAAAAAACTAAAACACCAGCTTAAAGGATAGGACTAACACAGAAATGAGCAAGAGTAAGAAAGCAAATAAGTATTATGATGATTATAATGAAGATGATTATGATTCTTATAGTTATGAAGAATATAGAGAACGAAAGAAAAATAAAAGGCTCACTTCTGCGTTAAAAAAGAAAAATGTTGATGACATCATTCGCCTATCAGATGAAGATTATGAAGATTATGAATAATAAGGATTAAATTTATGTCATATTGGGGATATCATTTGCTCTTAGATTGTAGTGGTTGTGATAAGAATACCATTACTGATCGAGGTATTTTAGAACTTTGGGTTAAAACTTTGGTTAAGCGTATTGACATGGTTCCATACGGTGAACCTCAATTGCTTCATTTTGGTCACAATGAAGTTCATCTAGAAGGATGGACAGTATTACAATTTATCGAAACATCAAATATTCTAGCACACTTTAATGATCATACTGGAGAAGGCTATATTGATGTCTTCTCGTGTAAAGAATTTGATATTGATATGGCTGTACAAACTGTAGATGAATTTTTTGCACCAAAAAAGATTCGTAAGACATTTATTACACGTCAAGCTGATTAAAAATGATTTTCAAATTCGATAAACATCAAATAAAAGATATAATCGATGTTTATATGGGTGCTATTGAAAGAATTTCATATCCTAATATATTTAGAGCTTATTGGGATAAAGAAGATTTTATTATAGAAGTGTTTCATAAGATAAATACTTCAGAGGAGTCATAATGCCAATTTATACATTCCGAAATAATAATACTAATGAAGAATGGGATGACTTTATGTCTATTTCATCGGCAGATGATTTTCTAGAACAAAATCCGCATATTGAAAAAGTGCCAGTTGCTATTAATTTCGTTGGCGGAACAGGTGATCGTATTAAGCCAGATTCTGGTATGAAAGACGTCTTCTCAAGAATAGCAGAAGCTAATCCTACGACTCCAATAGCAGAAAGATACGGATCAAAAGGAATCAAAGAAACCAAGACCCGCGAAGCTATGAATAAAATTCGCACAAAATTGGGTGGGTCGATGGTATAATATTATGTGTGGGTGAGACTATAACTCAAACTTAAAGGAAACCCATGGCTACTAATAGACCTTCTAGAAGAGAGCGTAGACTTAATAAACAATCAGAAAATAGACAGGAAGAACAATATCAAAGCAATTTCAAATTAGTCGATATATCACCTAAAACAGATAATCAAAGATTGGCATTTGAATTATACGATAAACAACAAAATTTACTATTACATGGTGTACCAGGTAGTGGTAAAAGCTTTATTAGCTTATTCCTAGCATTAGAAGATGTTTTTTCTCGCAATTCTCCATATGAGAAGGTATTCATTATTAGAAGCGCTCAAGCATCAAAAGGTATTGGATTTTTACCTGGAACAGCTAAGCAAAAAATGGAAGTATTTGAAGCACCATATATTTCAATATGCTCTAAACTCTTTAATCGTGGAGATGCTTATTCTATTTTAAAACAAAAAGGATTGATAGAATTTGAATCTACTTCATTCCTTCGTGGTACAACTATAGATAATGCAGTCATCATTCTAGATGAGATTCAGAATCTTTCTTTTCAAGAACAAAAGACAGTCCTAACACGTATTGGACAAGATTCAAGACTCATCATGTGCGGTGACTTAAATCAAGATGATCTTACTAGCGAACGCTACAATGAAGAGTCTGGATTAAAGAAAATGATGAAAATTTTAAATAAGATTCCATCAGTTTCCACTGTAGAATTCTCAGTGGAAGATATTGTTCGTTCCGGCTTTGTTCGTGAATTTGTATTGGCAGAACTAGATTCTTGGGGATATTTTAATCGTGATACAACAGCAGTTCGTCCATTACAACAAACCCCTACTTTCTCTCAATAGAGAAGACACTGACGCTGGGCGTTTCTATGTCCTACCAAATGGAAATAGAATGCCCAGCGTTACCAGTGTATTAGGCTGGCAAAAAAAAGATAGTCTAATAGAATGGCGTAAAAAGGTTGGTGAAGAAAAAGCTAATGAGATATCAACTAAAGCATCTAAACGTGGAACAAAACTTCATAATTTAATTGAAGATTATCTTAATAATAAAGAAATAGATTTTAAACAATTAGATATTGGAACTATAGATCTATTTAAATCTATTAAAACGGTTTTAGATGAAATTGAAGAAATTTATGGAATCGAAACTCCTCTATTTTCAGAATATTTAGGCGTAGCTGGTACATGTGATTGCATAGCTAAATTTCGAAATAAACGATATATATTAGATTGGAAGACTTCAAATAGACCGAAAAAAGAAGAATGGATTGATAATTATTTTATGCAAACTGCATGCTATGCAGTAATGTATGAAGAAATGACAGGTATTCCAATTTCTAATCTTGGAATATTAATAGCCGTAGATAATGATAGTTGTCAATTCTTTCAAAAGAAAAGAGATGAATGGATTGATAAAGCTATAAATATTATCAATAGTTATTACGATTATCACGGATTAAAAAGATATGGAAGATCAATCTGAAAAATATATCAAAAAATATCTGATAGCGTATATAAATCCTAATACCAAAGAAACTGAAATAATTAATTTGCATAGCACAACTTTAAGAGATGCTATGACTATATCTAGTTGTATGTTTGGTAAATTTGGACCAAAGCATCTTTTTTATAAAAAAGTTCAAATAGAATAATAGGAGATATTATGTCTAATTTTTTTACAGAAGTTATTATGAAGAGTCCACTATTACATACAACTAATAGAGTTAATGATCTTAATATGTTGGCTCCAACCTTTAGAACTAAGGTAGAAGCTTTATTGGCAGAATCTGAAAAAAATAATATGCCTCTAATGGTTTTAGAAACTTTTAGAAGTCGCGAAAGACAATTGCAATTATATGAAGCAAAAGCCACAAAACTAAAAACCGTTGGTGTACATTTTTATGGTTTAGCTGCAGATATTGTCAAATGTGTCAATGGAGAACCTTCTTTCAAAGGAGATTTTTCTTTCCTTGGTAAATTAGCTAAGGAGCACGGGCTTATATGGGGAGGTGACTGGGGTGAACCAGATAAACCACATTCATTTAGAGATATGGACCATGTTCAACTTATTTCTGTAGCCGATCAACATAAATTATTTGCAGGAACATGGTATCCTAGTTGACATTAATTAAAGATATGATATAATATGATTATACATGAGGAGCATAAAATGAAACCAGAATTAGTTTTTGCCGATCGAAATGAAATGATTGAATTTTTATCATCTTGTCGGTATGATGATTATGTGACATATTTTGATCCAATTAGAGGATGGATTGTGAATCTCAATGAACGATATGGAAGTAATGAACATTTTGTCGAAGATGGCCAAGGCATCTGAACCTTTCGCGAAGGTCCGGCTGGCCGCCGGACTCGTATATAAAAATGATATCATTGCTATTGGAACTAATAGAAATAAATCTCATCCTTTTCAAAAAAAATATGCCTCTAATTCAGAGGCTATATTTTTGCATGCAGAAACAGATGCCATCTATAATGCTATTAAAAAATATAATGTAGATGTACTTTCAAAGTCTACTATGTATGTATGCCGTATTAAGTGGAAAGATGAAAAAAAGAATCAACTTATATTTGGTCTAGCTAAACCATGTGTTGGTTGTCAAAGAGCTATTGCTACATTTAATATCAAGCATGTGTGTTATTCTTTGGATGAAGAAGGAATCGATTATCTATGAAATTGAAAACTTCAAAATTTTCATCATATACTAAGCATGGTGCTAATTGGCATTGTAAATGGCTTAGAGATACATTTAAATGGAATATTATCGAGTATCCAGAATACGATCAAAAAAAACAAAAGTGGTTTTATATTTTAGAATATAATGAAGATGATATGACTAATTCTTATGCAATAAGACAAGAAATAGAATTAGAAAAAGCTCATCAAAGAAAACTTGAAGTTAAACCTGAAATAGTGATTCCTAAAAAAGTAAAAAAGAATAAAAAATCTATTTGACATTTTTTATAAAATGTAATATTATTGATTATAATCAAAGGATATATTATGACACAACCAACTAATAAAATTACTCAATTATTAGATAGTCCAGAATGGCAAGAATTGACTCGTTTACAAATGGAATGGGAAGAAGAATATAATCGTGAGCAAGATGAAAAATGGAATGCTTTAGATTATGATACAAAGCTTTCAATGTTTTATTCTGTAGTTAAGCGAATTGTTAAAGGTGAGCTTAAAGATTGCGGTTCTTATCGCACAGTATTATATGATACTTTTGGTTTTGATAAAGATGCCTATGGTATTGGAATGCTGTGTGGATATATGGAATTGCATAATGCCATATACAATCAAGACGAATTTAAAGCACACGTTGAATATCTAATTAAAAAGAAAAATCAACATCCTGAAAATCTTATTTTTGATGAACGACCAGTAACTGAGTTTAGTGCTGGATTTGCTATGGAGAAAAAGAATGACTAAATATTTAGTTGAAACTATTGCTATTTTTCGTCATCGATACGTTGTTGAATCACAAGAAGAATCTCATGCTTTAGATGAAGTTATCATGAATATTTCAGGAGATTATAATGATGGTTGGCGTGAATTTTCACAAAAGTTTATTGATGAACACATTGTTTCATCGCGGCCATTGACAGAAAAAGAATATTATGATATTTTTGATAATGACAATGCGTATCTAAAATCTTTCTCAAAAGATCAAAAATTAGAATTTATTAATGTAATCAAATATGATTCAGAAAACACTTAAGAGAATTTGGTGCACAATATTTCACTACAATCATTATAAAACTGTTGCATTATACAATAGATGTTTTAAAATGAAATGCACCAAATGTCAGTGTGAACATTTAATTGATGGATGACCATGAATATCTTTTATGTTGATCAAGACCCAATTATTGCGGCAAGAAATTTAGTTGACAAGCATGTGGTTAAAATGATTCTAGAAAGTGCTCAATTACTTTCTACAGCTCATCGTGTTATTGATGGTGCACCTATTGAAGTAACAGTAAAACATCCAGATACTGGAAAGCTTCGTAAAAAGAAAGTTTGGGTGCTTGGTGATAGCCGTAATGATATCATCTATAGCGCAACACATATTAATCACCCAAGTGCAATTTGGTGTCGTAAGTCTGTTGAAAATTATAATTGGCTAGTTGAGCATTTTTATGCTCTTATGGATGAATATACATATCGCTATGGTAAGATTCACAAGACATCTAAAATTGCTTATTATATTCAATCACCTCCATATAATTTACGAGAATGGGATATGACTAAGATGCCATGTGCAATGGCTGATGAATATATTATTTCTGATGACTCTATAACAAATTATCGTAACTATTACAAAACCGGTAAGCAACATCTACATGCATGGACTAAAAGAAATCCTCCTGATTGGATTTGATATAAATAAATAGAAAATCTTCTATTATATCAAGGAATACTATGCTTAAATTTATTTCATATATTGTTGAAGCTTCTGATGTTGGTGGTATTCAACATATTGAGCATCCATCAGATCGTACCTTTGATGGTTCAGATGCAGCTCATCATGCAATAAACACACTTAAGGGTGCAGCTGAAGGTTCTACTCCAATTACTCGCAAGATTGATGATAAGATGTCTTATCAAACTATGCGTGATGAGAATGGTAAAGTTGGAGTAAAATATAAAGGTGCAGGTTCACACTATAATTTTAGTCCAGAAGATATTGATAAACAACATGGCCATAAACCATATCTTGCTCATCCTCTAAAACTTCTTCTAGAGCATCTTCCAAAAATACTTCCTAAAAGAGAAGGTGAATGGCAAGGTGGATATATGAGTGATCCATCGACCAGAACAATTTCTGGAGGAAGAATAAGTCATACACCAAATACAATTGAATATTCTGTACCAACTGATACTGAAGAAGGTAAAAAGCTTCAAAGATCTAAAGTTAGTACAGTTATTCATTCAGAACTTACAGGTCCGAATCGGGAAGCACATCCGGTTACGGACCTTTCTGAATTTAGACAGCATCCTGATGTTCATCAGGTTAGTCATTTAGTATCTCATGATGAACAACATAGTATCGATCCAGTGATGAAACGTCAAGCTATGACTCATTTGAATCAGGCACAAAAACTTTTACAAAATCATACGCATGATCATCATGCTGGTCATGAACAAACTCTACGTCAATATATAAATTCTACAGTATCTTCTGGTGAAACTCCATCAACAGAAGGATATAAACAAAAATTAACAGAAATTCATAATAAAAAAATTGATGCAGTAAAAACAAAAAAAACAAAAGATACTAAAACTGCTGAAAAAGATGCTACTTTAGCTCATGTAGATAAACACAAAAAGGTTTTTGATAAATCTTTTAAGATTCATGGCCATGTTCAAGAAGCTACCAATTTACTTTCTAGAGCTTTAGCCAAAACTGCCCATGGTGGATATGGTCATGCTATTAATGGAGAAGAAACGGGCCCAGAAGGATTTGTGGCGGGTGGTTTAAAGATTGTAGATCGCAAAGGATTTTCAGCGGCAAATAGGGCCCGATCAGCTGTGCTTAGAGCATCAAAAACATTAGGAGCTAAAGTCTAATGGGAAATTTTCTTGATAAAATTATGAAACGCATTAATGTTGCTAAGGGTCAAAGTAACGTAATCGTGAATGGCAGGACAATGACCGGCGGCCGGCCAAATCAAGTTTTGATTAATCCTGATATTCAAATGAAAACTGAAAGCTTTACAAAATTTATATCACATATTCATGAAGAAAATGAAAAAGGCGAATATTCTAATCAGTTTATGAAATCAAGAGCTGGAACTGATGATGCTGAACGACATGTAAAAAATTATTTAAATCATACTGTCGATACAGTTATGATAGGTAAAAATCATCAAGATATTCCTGAAAATACAGAAGTAGAACTTAAAGGCACTAAAATTATTGATGGCGTTCATCATGCTATTGTTGATCATAAAGGAAATACTCATACTATTCCAATCAATAAATTAAGAAAACCTAAAAAGTCTAATAAAGGATTTGCATATGAAGCTAAAGTTTATAAAACTTTAGAAGATGATAATATGACACCGCAAGGTGCATCCGCCGCTGGATTTACCGGAGGTAATGATTTTGCGCTTGTCAATAAAAGAAAAAAAACAATACATGAAGGTGAAGCAGAACCAGATTTATATCAGGGTGAAGCTAAAAACAGTACTAAAGCTGCATTTGGACAACTTACGCTACACCATGATCCAGAAAAAGGTGGATGGCATATTCCTGATGAAGTTAGAAAGAAGCATCCAGAATTTGCTCAATCAATAGAAAATGGGCGCCATGAGAGTGGAAAATCTCTTTTAGATCATATCAATGAAACTGTTCCTCCTCCTATTAGAGGCACAAGATCGTTGAGCGGAGATAGAAATATTTATAGTCAAGAAACAGATTTATCTCCCATGCACGCCTATTTGAAAGATCATCATGTAGATATACTTCATGTTGGAACACATGGAACATATAGAGCAGGATTATCCCAAGAAAAAGATAGAACAGGAACTAATCTTCCTCCTGCAACTGGAATGGGGCGTTTTCGTGTTAGAGGAAAACATTCATCTGGAAATTTGACTGTACAGTTTTCTCCAACACAATTAAATTCATCTAATGTCAACATTGAAAATCCAGAAAATAGAATGTCTATAAAAAAAGCCTTAGGACATAATATTGATCAAATAACTACTCCTCCTGCTACTGCTCCTACAAAATGGGCAGAATCTGTTGATCTGACAAATATACATAGAAGACATCATGTATTATTTTTTGGTCGAGTTAATCCTCCACATGCTGGACATGAAGCTGCGTATAATTTAGTCAAAAAGCTTGGTAAAAAATATAATGGTACTTCAAGTATGATCTTATCTAGAACTCAAGATAATAAAAAGAATCCATTATCTCCAGAACAAAAAGAAGAACACGCTAAAAAAGCTTTTCCAGATGTAGTTACACAAGTAGCAGATAAAGAACATCCGACTCTATTACATCAATTATCAAAGCTTCATGAAAATGGTGTTACCGATTTGCACATGGTTGCAGGATCAGATCGTATTCCTGAATATCAAAAATTAATTAATAATTATAATGGACAAACTGGACCACATGGTTATTATAATTTTAAATCCATAAATCTTCATTCTGCCGGTGAAAGAGATCCAGATTCTGAAGGTGTAACAGGAGTATCAGCTTCAAGCCAAAGACTTCATGCACAAAATGGCAAATATGATAAATTTGCTTCTGGTGCACCAAGTACTATGAAACCAAATGATGTAAAAAAACTATATGATGATGTTCGTTCCGGATTAGCTCCGCCAAAACCATCTAGAGAAAAACCTTGCGATAAATGTGGTCGTGTTGGTTGTAAAGTACATAAGGATTAATCATGGAATCTTCAAGTCATCCATTATCTTCTAGAACTTCTACAGGCAGTACGAGTATTCCTAAATCTAATAAATCTATAAAAACCGGATTTAGAACAGGTAATTCTCCAGGATTTAAAAGTAAAAAAGAAGTTTCAAGTCCAGCTGTAGCTGTAGCTTATCAAAAAGCTTCAATTAAAAAAGCTTCAGATGCTGCTAAAAATAGTGCTAAGATTGTTAAATTAGCCGCTAAATCAGTTCAAAATTCAGCCAAAAAAGCTGCTGAAGCAGCAACTAAAAGAGCAGCACTTACAGCAGCACAAAATAAAAAAGAAATTCATTCTGGTGAATTACATACACAAAGTATGCAATACGCAAATTCTTCTAGAACTCGTCCTGCACAACCACACAATCCTCAAAACGCTGGATCAAAAAGCCAATTCGAAGAAGTTACACCAAAAAAATATAAAAAAGCACCAAATCTTAAGGATAAACAAATCATGGGAATGAATGCTACTTTTGGTAATACCAAAGGCTCCGGAGCTGGTGATACAACTCAAGTAACTTCTAATCCATATGAATCTACTCAATATAATATTCCTTTTGATAGAAAAGATTCAGAAGGTAAGCCTATTGGATATGATAAAACTGTAGATTCAAAAGATACCAAAAAACAGCTTAATCGTCGTAAAGCTATGAAAATTGTTAAAGCTTATGTAAATGAAGAAGGTATTGGCGGAGAAGGAACTTCTGGAGGTTGGGGTGGTGCTGATTTAGTAGATGGTGGCCGACAAGACGGTGGAAAAAATTATACTCTAGCAAAAAATCCTGAATCTAAAAATTATAAATTAAAAAAGAAATTTAAACAAGTTAGAGAAAGTGGATTTACTGAACCTACTGGTGCCGGTGATACTGGTGGTGGTGCTGGAGATGGATTTCCAGTAGATGACAAAATGGATAATCTAATAACAGTTCCAGAAAAATTAAAGAAAAAGAAAAAAATTGAAGAATTTTCAGTACCCGAAGGCACTACCGGCAAAAGAAAAAAAGTATTCTCAGCAATGATTCCTATTCGTATGGCTGATGGCACTATTAAAAAGTTGCCACCTGGTAAAAGTGGGAGTTCAGGGCACTAATGAATGAAAAAGAACAGAAACTTCTTGATAGTTGGTCTAAACTACTGGGCAATCCTGAAGTTTCTGAGTCAACACTAAAAAAAATTGAAATTGATGTAGCTAAAAAAGAACGTGAAAAACGTATACTAGAAAGTTTTGAAAATACTCTTTTAGGTATCAAACCAATCAAAGATGTTAAAATAGAACCTATTACAATAGTTGAAGAAGAAATTATTGATGAATCTTTTGTAAATGCTAGAAATGATACGACTAGGCAAATAACACAGTCCGTAAATACTCCTATTGAAAAACAGCCTCAACTTCCAGATGATTTTGTTAATAAATCTGTACAAGCAATATCAAAAGCTGTAAATAAAATTCCTCAAGATACATTACCAAAGTCAGAAGAAATACCTTCTGCTATGCGTAAAGAAATGGATCTTTTAAAAAAATCTGTTTTGGATTTACACCAATTTGCTTCACGCATTTCACAAATGGGTGGAGGTGGAGCCGGTTCTGTAGATGAATTATATTTTAGAACAATTAGTGTTACAGGAAATTATACAGGCACTAATAAAGATTATTATATTGGAGTAAATTCATCTATACCTTGTACTATAACTTTACCTAAGGGTAATAAATCAGGTAGACAAGTTATTATAAAAGATGAAAGCGGAGCTTGCGCTACAAACAATATTACAATAATTACACAAGGTACTGATACAATAGATAATAATACATCTGCTATCATGGCCATAAATAATATGTCACTTACATTTATATATCGAAATGGTTGGAGAATTATATAATGGCATATACTTTTAGTACTTTTAGTAATGTTAGCTTTATATATAATAGTAATGGCACACCATTTTCAAATAGTACCGCATTACCTGTTTATGTTAATAATGCAATAACTATATCAGGAAATATTGCTGGTATAACTTCCAATGTTTATATACAACCTACATCTACAGCTAATTTGGCTATCAATAATTTACCAGCAACTCAAAACGTACAAGTTCTTTCAAATACAACAAATTATGTTTATACTCAATTTGCACCTACATGGTCTCTAGATGCACTTAACAAAGTAAGAACCTCAGCTACATTAAATCAAGATTGGTTTGTTCCTGTAGTTGATGATGATACATCATTTAGATGGTCACAAGCAACTTCAGGAACAGGATCAGGTAGTCAATTCATTGCCAACACAAATGAAATTCAAATCACTAGTGGAACTTCTGCTTCAGGTTATGTATACAGACAAACTTATTCCAGATTTAAGATCATTCCTGGAACATCACACACTGTATATACTACAGTAAACTGGGAAGCTAATACAACTACTGAATCTGGTGTAACTAGAAGAACTGGTATATTTGATCAAAACAATGGAATCTTTTGGGAACAGGGTGGTGTATCAGCTAATACATTAGCTGTAGTTGTTAGAAGAACACAGGCTAATGGTAATATTACCGAAGATAGAATATATGCTAATAATTTTAATACAGATAAATTAGATGGAACTGGTCCGTCAGGATTTAATATTTTTTCTTCTGGATTTACAAAATATTATACTTTTTGGTTTGATTTTATTGGAGGTAGAACAGGTCGTATACGTTTTGGTATGGGTACATCTATTGGTCCTCAAATTTGTCACGTACAGAGTTACACAGGTGCTATTAATTCAACTGTTCCTTTTATAGCTGATAATAGCTTACCTCTACGTCGTGAAATATTCAACGGATCTTCAGGATCATTTACAACTACTGCGCCAACATATAATATGTCAGGTATTTCTTTTCAGGCAGAAGCACCTTCAGCATTCAATCCTTCGCCAACAACTGGTTACAATGCTAACGGATACGTACCCAGCACAACAACATTGACTCCAATTATGTCTATTGGATTAAGATCAGGCGCTCCATTTAATGGGTCTGATATTTCTCCTGGGGAATTTAACCTTGTTGATATTAACAATCAGGGCAAAAACGCAACTGCTGCTACCTTCTTATACACAGTAGTATATAATGCCAACGTAAATGGAGCAGCTATATACTCAAACACTTCAGCTAGCGTTAATGCAAATACTGGTAGATCATCTCAAATATGGGCTTGGCCAAATACGGCAACAGTAACAAATGGAATAACTTTATTGTCGGGCATCACCCAATCAGGTGGTACAAGTGTTGCTTTTGACGGATTACCACAAACTTATAATATTGGCTCTGATATTAACGGGTATCCTGCTACACTTACCTTATGTCTAAAACAATTAGCTGCTGGTGGTTCGACAGCAAACGTAGTCGCATCTTGGAACTTTGTTGAGCAATTATAATGAAAAATTTTACGTCTTTTGTTGAAGAAAAAGTAAAACTAGTTCAAGAGCATTTGCGTTATAGTAAAACAGATCTTGAACCTATTATGAGCAAAGAAACTTTAGATTATCATTTTGATGGATTAGCATCAAAATATGTTGAACGTTATAATACAGGTGAAGGTGATCCTGATTTTAATTTTGGTGGAGCTATTTTACACAATTTATATTTTGCACAGTTTTGTGAACCAAATAAATCTAATTTTACAGGAACTGCTAAAGCTAAAATAGAAGATAAATTTGGTTCTCTTAGTAAAATGCAAGATGCTATTGAAGAACAAGCTATGAAGATTCAAGGTTCAGGCTGGATTTATCTTAATGATAATTGTGAAATTAACATTATTCATAATCATGAATATCATTCAAATATGAAAATAATGTTACTTATTGATTGGTGGGAACATGCTTGGGCTTTAGATTATCAGGCTAATAAAAAAGAATATTTAAAAAATATCTATAAAATAATAGATTGGTCAATAATAAGTTCTAGATTTATTTCTGTATTAAAAGAAGATGCTCCTCCACAAAATATTTTAAAAAATCCAAGTATGATGCATAATAATAAACTTGAAGCATATGCTGCTGCTAAAAAAATGGCATCTCAACAAGCAAATCCAAATGATAGAGCTTATATTTTAACTTATAAATATTATAAACATTCAAATACTAAACAATTTATTGTTGTATATAATAGAAGTTTATTAAGCCAAGCACCAAATTGGCAAGAACTTGGATATAAAATAATCGGATGGGTCTCACAAAATGATGGTTCGGTTATTCTTACACCTAGTGGAAAATATATAAAAGGAGATCCTAATGAGCAAAATGACTGATGCATTAAAAGTAGTATTAGCTGATACATTTGCATTTTATTTAAAAATTCATAATTATCATTGGAATGTCACTGGTCCAGATTTTTATGAATATCATATTTTCTTTGAAAAACTTTATACTGAAGTTTTTGAAGCGGTTGATTCAGTAGCCGAGCATATTAGATCTTTAGATGAATATGCACCAGGTTCATTAAGTAGATTTTCTGAATTGACAACTATAGCTGATGCCAAGACTGTCCCAGAAGGATTAAATATGGCTAAACAGCTATTAAATGATAATGCAAAGGTCATTGAATCTTTGAAAAATGCTTATCTTATTGCAGAAGAAATGCAAGAAATTGGAGTTAGTAATTTCTTACAAGATAGAACAGATATTCATAAGAAACATGCATGGATGCTTAGAGCAACTATCAAAGACAGAATTTAATAAATAAGAAGAAGTATTTTTTAGGAGATTTCAATGAAAGTTTATCACGAAGAATTTGGTGAAGGCCAAATCATCAATTCCACAGAAGTATTAGACGAAGCTGGTAATATTCTATATGTAGATGTTATGTTCGAGCATGGCGTTGAATTAAGTGTAAGTTCTGAAGAGCTTTCAGAACTTTCTAAAGAATTTTATGCAGCAGCCGCTAATCATGATGCAAAGCATAAACAAAATCTTTATGGAACAAAAATGACAAAGGCTGGTGCAAAACCTGCTAAATTACAATTTCATAAAATTCCAGAAACACAAAAAGAAGAAGCCATTTCTGAAAAGCTAACAAAAGATATGTCTGCTGCTGATGTCATCGATGACTTTGTTCATTCAGATGATCCTAAGTTTAAAGGCAAATCAAAAGAAGAACGTAAGAAAATGGCTCTAGGTGCTTATTATTCAATGCATCCAGAACTAAAGAAAGAAGAAGTAGAACTTGAAGAAGATGTATATCCTCTTTGGGGAATGGGAATTAATAAGTTCCGTTCTTTTATTGAAGAAGAAGATACTCCAGTAAAGCGTGGTCGTGGGCGTCCTATGGGTTCAAAATCTTTTGGTGCTGCTAAAAGAGCCGGAATGTCATCTACTGAAGCAGGTGGTCCATCAGAACCTCCATCATTTACAGATCAGCTTTTAAAAGCTGCCGATAATAGAGATGGTGGTCATGTAAAATTTGATAATGGAAAAACTCATCATATTCCTCGTCCACATGCTATTGCTGCTATTCATCATTTAGGTAAGCCAGAAAAGCCAGCCGAAAAAGAAGAAATGCGA